CGTTACGCACCACCCCGTCAGTAGCTGAACAGGAGGGACAGCTGATAGAAACAGAAGCCACTGGAGCACCTCAAAAACACCATCATACACTAAATCAGTAAGTTGGCAGCATCACCGAAAATAAAATAGAGAGAGTTTTCAATCCGCATGACTTTAAAAAAGACAATTTTTAGAAATAAGCCGGATAAAAAAATAGCTTTATCCGGCACTCATATTACAACCAGTTCTTCCGCTTAAAGTACAGATACGGTGCCAGGCCCGCGAGGATCATAAAGATAATCGCGGCAGGGTAGCCGAAGCTCCACTTCAGTTCTGGCATAAACTCAAAGTTCATGCCATAGCTGGAAGCAACGAGCGTCGGCGGCAGGAATACCACGGATACCACCGAGAAGATTTTGATGATGCGGTTCTGCTCGATGTTGATAAAACCCATTGCCGCCTGCATCAGGAAGTTCACCTTCTGGAACAGGGATTCGTTATGCGGCAGCAGGGATTCGATATCTCGCAGGATTTCACGCGCCTGCTCCAGTTGCCCACCCGGTAAACGCGCTTTACGCACCAGGAAGTTGAGCGCGCGCTGGGTATCCATCAGACACAGGCGAACTTTCCAGCCGATATCTTCCAGTTCCGCCAGAGTGGAGAGCGCCTCGTCGTACTCATCGCCCTGATGCCCTTCCATAATCACCCGGCTCAACTGCTCCAGGTCGCTATAGATATTTTCAATTTCATCTGCCAACTGTTCGATTTTGGTTTCGAACAGATCCAGCAGCAACTCGTAGGCGTTACCGTCTACCATCGACTGGCTACGGGCACGCATACGATACAGACGAAAAGCGGGCAGTTCACGCTCACGCAGAGTAAACAGACGACCATCACGGATGGTAAATGCCACAGTGGAGTTACCGGCGTGATCTTCCGCATCTTCAAAGAAGAAGAAGGAGTGAATATGCAGGCCGTCGTCGTCTTCAAAGAAACGTGCCGATGCTTCGATGTCTTCCAGTTCCGGGCGGGTTGCCAGGCTCTGGCCAAGTTCAGATTGTACGCGCAGTCGCTCGTCGTCGTCCGGTTCGACAAGATCAATCCATACTGCATTTACAAGGGGTTGTGACTCTTCGACTTCCAGCCGGGTCAGTCGGTTATTTTCCAGTTGAAATGCGCTCAGCATGACCGGGACTCCCAATGCTTAAAATATCGGACAGTTCGGTGGGCACACAGAAACAAATTGGGTTTCAGACCATTAAACAGCCTGACTCAGCGCGACGGGAAAAATTGAGGTCGCTGACAACCGCTAAGGCTATCAGCAAAAAGGGATAGCCTTAGGAGTTGATCCTGGATGACAGGATAGTGAGCCAGTATCTACTGGGTGTGTCCAAGGCGAATGTCCTCTTAGAGTGATCGTGCGCGCATGTTACGCCAGCAAAATTTTGCCGTCAACACGCAACAGAACACCACAGAACAATAGTTGAACTTCGCGCTTTTTGGTACTCGTCAAGGTCGCTAACAGGATAAAAAAATCCCACATCCAGGACCTATAATGGCGCATCAGCTACTCATTGGTAAAGGAATGATCACCTTGAATCTCAAACGGATTTTTCTCGCCCTCACCTTACTTCCCTTGTTTGCTGTTGCCGCTGATGATTGCGCACTCTCAGATCCGACGCTGACCGTACAGGCGTATACCGTTAATCCTCAAACAGAGCGGGTGAAAATGTACTGGCAAAAAGCCAATGGCGAAGCGTGGGGAACGTTACATGCTCTGCTGGCGGATATTAATAGTCAGGGTCAGGTGCAGATGGCGATGAACGGCGGCATCTATGATGAAAGCTATGCGCCGCTCGGTTTGTACATCGAAAACGGTCAGCAGAAGGTGGCGTTAAATCTCGCTTCAGGTGAAGGGAATTTCTTTATCCGTCCTGGCGGCGTGTTTTATGTCGCGGGAGATAAAGTCGGCATCGTTCGTCTAGATGCTTTTAAAGCCAGTAAAGATATTCAGTTTGCGGTGCAGTCAGGGCCAATGTTGATGGAAAACGGTGTAATTAATCCGCGTATTCATCCCAACGTCGCCTCACGTAAAATTCGTAACGGTGTTGGGATTAATAAACATGGGAATGCCGTGTTTTTGTTGAGCCAGCAGGCGACAAATTTTTATGATTTTGTGATGCGCCGCGCGATAAATGCGCCCATTTCCGTGAGATAAATGGCATCGCTGCGGCGTTTCAATATTTGCAAAAGAATTACATTCCTACTGCGTTATCCTTCCTCTGACCATCCACAGGAAAGTATCGGTAAAGTGTCGATAACCCTACCCCGTAAATAATGGCCAACTGCTGGCGACTGTGCCCCTTCGCCAATAGCCGCCCAATCTGCTCTCGCTCATGCGCTTTTAATGCGTTGGGTCTTCCACCTACGCGTCCCTGTGCCCTGGCGGCTGCCAGCCCGGCCAGCGTTCGTTCGACGATCAGCTCACGTTCCATCTCGGCCAGCGCCGACATTACATGGAAAAAGAAACGCCCCATGGCAGTGCTGGTATCAATACTGTCTGTTAAAGAGCGGAAGTGAGCACCGCGTTCATGTAACTCTGATATCAGTGCGATCAGGTTCTTAACGCTGCGCCCCAGCCTGTCCAGTTTCCACACGACTAGAGTGTCTCAGCTATTAACGCACTTTAAAGCGCGTTTCAGACCGGGACGGCTGGCAACTTTTCCGCTCATGCGGTCTTCAAAAATGCGGTCACAGTTTGCGCTTGTGAGTGCATTACGCTGTAAATCGCTGTTCTGGTCGATTGTTGATACGCGGATATAACCAATGACGGCCATCAATTCTCCTCCTCTATAGTTGCGGAGGGAGGATTTTTACAGATTTCGCTATGTGTAACTGCTTTTCCAAAAACCTTCCTATTCTGGCTTATCTGGCCAGGCAGGGTTGGAAGGATCGACTTTCGTCAAAGCGTAACGATATTTTTGCCACGCCGTCAGTATCGGGATATCCGCATCATCAATATAACCACCATCCTTTGCATCAGCGAGCGGAGCGATGAACTGCGCTGCCTCATATATCAGAGCCGATTTTTTTGCTTCATTTGATGCTGTATCGGCTGCATGCTGCGAATCAATGTCAGTAACCCACTTCTCACCATCCCACTTGTCGTATGGGGTTGTCGGTTCAAATTCTGTAAATCCATCTCGAATTACCCCGATATAATCTACAGTGGCAGCCATACCGTCAGCAGTCGCCCAGACTGTTTTACCACGATGATCTTCCTGTCGCGTCCATCCTCCACCGGTGAATACAGAAACCTCGCCTGTCACCTCATCGCCAGGGTTAATATCAGTTGAATACCCCGGCATGCTGACACCTTCATGGATATACTCATCAGACCAACCGGTATATTCATAAGTGAAGGGGTCGAAGTAAAAACAACGAATTTCACCTGGTACTGTTGCCAGTCCATTCTCATCAAATACAGGTTTCATTTTGCTCTCACCAGTAAGTTAAATGCGACGTTGCGTGGGCGGTTCTCTGCCGCAGTAGGAACAACAGTCGAAGGGTCCAGCGTTACGTAAGCATTTGTCCCGGACCCTGCTGATACTGTCGCCTTATTCGTTGCTGACGGACCTAATTTGAATGCGCCACTTGCATAGGTAAACAGACCATCGGTAAAGAAACCCGCATTACCGGTGAAATTACGCATGGCGTCACCCTGAGCACTTAATAATGCTCGCCCGCTGTCTACTCCGCGACCGTCATCCCAGATACGCAGGAATTCACCCCGACAGTCAGTTAATTTCAGACCTGGCCATACACGCGCAAGTGCTGGATATGTTGATGCCGAGAACGTAGCGTCATTCATTTTGAGGAAAACATTTGACGCCCATTCTGGAACAACAGTGTTTGGCATTGCTGATAGTGGCCAGAGAAATGGAATGCCAATTGGCGGTGGGGCTGACTGAACTGAGTTACTGACATCATCCAGAAGAGCCATTGTTCCATATTTTGTCGGTATCTGGATTGAGTTGTTATACTTCCCATCGATATAGACAATTAGTTCGTAGCCAGTATCAGATACAAACAGGTTTACCCTCCTGCTCCCGTCACTGGATGCTGCTGACACTCCTTTTTTAGACGCAACCACTCCATTGAACAGTTGTTCATTTGAGCTGTTTTTATCTGCGAAATTAGTCAAACCAAGGTATTCGAGAAGAGCCGCAACTGATTTCCCTGATAATGCCGTTAGCGTGTTGTCCAGCGGCTGCTTACCAGCCAGGGCGTTAGTCATGGTAGTGGCAAAATTAGGATCGTTACCCAAAGCCGCTGCCAGTTCATTCAGTGTATCCAGTGCAGCCGGTGAAGATGCTACCAGTGCAGCAATTGCCGCCTTGACGAATGCTGTAGTGGCCAGCTGTGTGTCATTGGCCGTTTGCGCAGCGGTTGGCGCTGTCGGCTTACCAGTTAATGCCGGGCTGGACAAAGGGGCATAATCAGCAACCACCGACTTGACGTATGCCGTTGTGGCCAGTTTGGTGCTGTTATCCGTTTTGGCCTGGGTAGGTGCTGTTGGTATGCCGGTGAATGTCGGGTTGGCCTTCGGTGCATATTGGGTATGCGGGTCTGCTGCCGCGATGTGTGCAGCAAGGTCTGAGCCGCCTTTTTCAACCTGTTGTTTCAGGTACATAGTGCGGCTGGCCAGTTGTTTACCCTGACGGTTAGAAATCCCGTCAGGCCCGCCCAGAACGGGGTCAGAGACCTCAATCTGATAGATGCCGTCTTCCCACTGCGGGGTTTCAGGTAGGTTTGCCATAATTAACTGCTCCCGTGGTTATAGCTGCCGTCATAGTTGACGGTGTTGTTGTAGCGAATGGCGACAGACTGATACTCAAGGCTCGCCAGATGGCAGCGGGCCGGAGCAAAGGCAGCGAGCGTCTGACGTAACAGTGCCGCCTGATCGTTAGTAATGGGCTGTTGAAGGATGACGCGATAGACCGCCCAGGCTTCTGCATCGCCATGGACAAAAAGCCCGTTGTAAGTGTGTTTGCCGTCGTAGCCGATCTGGCCAGTGCCTTCAATCAGATCCACTTCGCCGAAGCCGAAACGGCGGATAATTTCCCGGATTGACCACGGCGTTCCTTTGTAGCGGTGCAGCTCGATAGCGGATTTGATAAGCATGCGGCGTACATCGTCCGACTCCGCAAGCTCCCAGCCATCGCCGAACAGTGAGAACTGCTCGCCCAGCCATGGCAGCGCGGAACTGTCGACGATATCGACGAGATAGACCATCAGTACGCTCAGGTCGATGTTATCCAGCCGCCCGGCCAGTCTTCCCAGCGTTCTGAGGCTGATATCACCCTCAAGCGGCGGCGGAAGTTGTAGCGGCTCAGCCATCGGATACTCCGGTCATGTTGAGAGTAATTGCGGTGCAGTTTGCCCATTCGTTTTCTGCCACCACCCGCAGTGCCGGTGTCACCAGTTCGACCTGATATACCCCGGAGACGGACAGCACGCTGATAATCTGGCTGGGAACAATATCGCGCCCCAGTGTGGCGGTACGGGATGCCACCCAGTTCTGAATGGCACTGTTAGCGTTGTCCTTTACCGAGTTAGCATCCTGGTCGCGGTAGATCGTGATATTGGCTTCAATGGCGTAATCCACCTGCAGAGGCGTTTGAACCCGCACGGTATCAGTGAGCGGTCTGACTTTTTCATCCGAACAGAAACTCTCTACCAGCGTGAGGATGCTGTCGTCCGGCAGGCCGGTGCTGAGCAGCGGATACAGCTCTACGGTGCCTGGAACCGGGGAAAGCACGGCAACATCGACGATGTTGGGATGGGCCTGCATGGCATGAAAGCGGTATGCCATACGGCTTCCGGCGTTAGTGAATGACTCCGGGGCAAGTTTGATACGCTCGCGGAGCCTGTCATTGTCTTCCTGCTCAGAACCGCCAGAACTGGCCGCCAGATTGGTCACCTGCAGGTCGACGTTATCAATCTCATCGAGCAACTGGCTGACCTGCGCAGGTTGCCAGCCGTTGCCAGCGGCTCCCGGTTCGGTACAGGTGGCCGTGGCATTGACCAGCAGCAATCCGGCTTTCAGCACCACGTCCGTATCGGTGGCAAAAATAATGCTGTCGGAAGCGCTGACGCGGGTGCCTGCCGGAATCAGCACATCAATGGCCAGCGCCTCATTCACGGAGAACTGGAGCGTGGTCGTGGCAGGCTGCGCGGCAAGACGGTATACACCGACCAGTTCACCGAGGTAATCAATCATCGGCTCACGGGCAAAGGCGACCAGATTCTGTTTGGCTGCTTCCTGCGCCGCTACCCTGACCAGCATTTCGCGGTATGCCCACAGGTCAATCAACAGGCGCTCAGCCTGAGCGGGGTACAGCGTTTTGCCGGTTGCGGCTTCGTATTGTGCAATCATTTCAGCCGTGATTTTATCGGCATCGCGTTCAATAAAGTCGGGTTCTGTCAGCGCCATAGCAACTCCTGAGTCCGGGTCTGTCCGTCAGAGCCTTTCCAGCTCACCCGGAGCGTAAGATGTTCGCCGTCGACGGCGGGTTTTACCGACATCAGCTGGCAGCGAGGCTCCCAGCGGCGGATGGCATCGACGGATTCGCGCACCACATGCGGGATAGCCCGGTCGATGGGCCAGTCGATATAAAGATGCAGATTGCTGCCGAACTCCGGGCGATGTGGGTCGCTGCCGCGAGGAGTACGCAGGATGATTTGAATGGCCTGCCAGATATCATCCAACCCCCGGACGATTTCGCCAGGGGCCTGCAGAGCCGGTTGCCAGAATACTGAGGTTGTTTTCATGGGGGCAGTATTGCCCCTGTGCGGGAACGCCGATATTAAAGGCGTTTAAGAAGGTCAGTGGGAGTGGTGATTGGAGTTCTGGCCGTCAGCAAAAATGTTACCTGTCGCATGGGCGTTCCCGTTGATTTCAAAGTTGCCGTTCACCGTGGTGGTGTCAGCGGTCAAATCAATGGTTTTTCCCTTCAGGCTGATACTTGCCGCAACCTCGATTACTACGCGCTCGATACCGCCTTTGACTGTCAGCGTATGGGTCGCGCGGTTATAGCTGAACTCTGCACCATCCGCGTATTTCGTGCCCCGGACGTTTTTGTCGCTGAACGGCGGTTTATCGACTTCTGAGTACACCGCGCCCAGAATGACACCATCCTCGCCGTTGGCATCGAGCAGCACCTCAACCTGCTCCCCCACGTCAGGGAGCCAATAATCCTTGTTATCCTGGGTATTGCGCTGCAGCACGTTAAGCCAGTTAGTGCGCAGGTTATCGCATTCCGGCAGACGAACGCGGGCCTGAACCTTGTCGGCATCGACGGCGCTGACCGTACCGACCTGACGGGTGACGCCTGTCATTATTTTTTCTCCTTTATTACCGTGGACGTGCTGCCGTCCGGTTTATAGACGGTCAGCGTCTGGGTTTTTCCGGTTTTTTTACCTTTCTTCGCCTTGCCCTGCGTAACCGGCCCTCGTGCCACTTCCAGTTCGGTGATGTAGCCGTTGTTACGGTCAAACGCATGGCGGGCAGTAGTTATCAGCCATGGCCCGGATAACTGACCAAAGCCCACCAGTTCAATTTTGTTGCCTGCAGTCAACTGGGGCGTCCCCATCAGCGTCAGCGAGCCGTTCTGCTGGTATTCGTTATGCCTGGCCAGCGCCGAATCTGCTTTAATCCGTGCGGTGTCCGGGTCGCTGACGCGGCTGTTGACCTTCAGTGAGTCGGCACTGGTGACCTTACCGCCTTTGGTTTTTTTGTCGCTTTCGCTGGTACCGCCATCAGCTTCATAAACGATCAGCTTTTTATCGCTGCTCTTCTGGTGTTTTACTTTCGCTGATTTGTAGACGCGGTTGATGGTGTCACGCAGGGAAAAGCTGGCCACATCCTGCGGCTTCAACTGTTTTACCGGCTCCTGACCGCGCAGCGTGGCCAGATGAGAGAAAATCAGCTGGTCGCTGACCACTTTCACGGCATAACCATACTCGCTGGCCAGTCGGCGCAGGAAGCCCACGTCCGTTTCTGCATACTGGGTCACCCGGTCAATTTTGATGGACTCAATACTGCCAACCAGCTTCAGCTGATGCTTTTTGGCAATCCGTCCGGCGATGGCCGCCAGCGTGGTGCTCTCGAAACCACGACTGGATTTAGTCCGCAGGGCGTTGTTGACTGACGTGGCCACGCCCCGGATAGCGACAACGGACGCGGGCGAACTCACCTCGATCTCGTCTATCGAGAACGTACCGCAGGACAGCAGCTTCTCGCCCTGATAACCCATTTTCAGCGTCAGCGTGTCACCCTTGCCCGGATACCACTTATCCAGCCAGCGGCCATCGGTGTCGTCCAGTTCCACCTCAATGGTATCGGACTCGCTTTTGATGTTATCGCTGTAGGTTACGCGGGTGACATAGGGGGCGATATCGGTGGTGATGTTCTTCTGCAGATACCACAGCGTGAACACCGGACTCAGAACATCGCTGACGCCGGTTAACGCTGATGCGGCATGTGCAGTGCTGTTTATCTCAGCCATGGGGCAATATCCTCTTCTGTACTGGCTTCTTCAGCCTCGATAACCGGAATCAGTAACAACAGCCCGGAGGGCAGCACCGGCGTGATGGCCACGTGCGGATTGGCGGCAATTATCCGGGGATAGCCCAGCGGGTCGCCATAGTACTGCCATGCGAGAGAGTCCCAGCGCTCTCCGTCACGGGTGACATGCTCAAGAAACATCACACACTCCTCGCCAGTATTCTGGCTGCCATGGTGCTTAACCCCGGCGACATACGGGTGAAGGTGGTGCTGGCGGAGTTAAGCTGCCCGGAAACGGCATCAAGTGCCGCTGCGATATTGCTGCCGTCCACTCCGCTCAGTGAAGACTGTGCCTGTTGTACATACGTGGCCGCATCACTGGTGGCTCTGGCCAGACTGATGGCGTCAGGCATGTATTCAGAGAGTGCATTAAACGCCGGAACGCTCTGGCCTAACGCCCCGGATACGTTGCCCAGCCCGCTCATCAGCCCCGGTACGCGGGTCAGTGCAACGGCGGGGTTATCCTTCATTTTCTGCGCCACCCGAACGGCACTGATGGTGGTCTGGAGAACAGACTGCGCCTGTTTGGCATAGTTGACGCCGTCGCGGACGTACTGTGCCACCCCGGAAGGCGAAGGAACGGCACCGGAGACCGCCCCGACGCCGGGAACCGTTGTGCGTATCGCAGGAGGCTGTAGCGGGTTTTTCGGGTCGCCGATGTACTCCCGGAGAGACGCGGTGGCATTGACAGCCAGCACGTTGCCGGTGCTGTCGGTTTGCTCGCTGGTCGCAGTCACATCGGTAATCACGAACCAGCCGCGATAGTCACCGTTGCCGAAGACCAGCGCCAGCGCCTGATGGGCCTTCATGGCCGTTCGCAGTCTCGCCAGCTCCACGTCGGGCACACAATAGTGCTGATGGAAGACCAGGCTTATCTGGATTTCGTCGAGCTTATCGCCAACGAACTGCAGGCCGGGCTTACCCTCGATACGGGGATGCTCCGCATAATCGACGCCGAACGTCGCCTCGAAACCGTCCCAGTAGGTAATCAGTTCAAACTCAATATCTCCCAGTACTGCGAACATTAGCTGTACCTCCTGCGTTGTTGCTGAGCCAGCAGACGCTCCAGCATTTTCTCCAGTTCATGCAGGCTCATATTCAGTGCGCCGGTCAACCCGTCAGGCGCTGCGGTTTCTTTGCCATTGAGGTAAAACTGAGGATTAAAGCTGACCTTAATACCACCAGATGTTCCGCCACCGGATGCAGCTGCGCCACGGTCTGAATATCCCGCAGCCATAATTTCCGGCGACGGGATACGGGGAACATCCGGTGTCATTTCATTCGCCAGACGTTGTCCTGGTAAAAGTGATGCTCTGGTGGAGTGCGGGATAGCTGACATGGAAGACAAGCTATTAATCACGGCTCCGAGCGCATTTTTAGCAGACGACATAAACCCATTGATATCGAGCGATGGCATGCTGAAGCGAACATCTGAAGTGTTATCCAGTATTTTTGGTCCCTGAATGCTAACGGGCATTTTGGGGAGCAGTTCACTGGCCATTCGCTGCCCGGCCAGCGCAGCCTGTGGTGTCGTGCGTTGCAGACCGATAGCCGCTCCCTGCGCGATGTTGTCACCAAAGCCCATGAATACCCGGCTTGGCGAATGGATACCCAGCTTTTCTTTAAACCAGCCGCCAACGCTGTCGCCCATGTCTGTGACGGTGGTTTTGAGCGACTCCCATTTATTTTTGATGCCGTTAATCAGGCCGTCGATAAGGTGACCACCGAAATCGGTGAACTTCGCTGGCAGATCAACGCCGAGATATTTCAGAGCAGCCGCAAAGGCTTTATAGAGCAGACCAACCGGCGACCAGTTAATCAGCAGCTTACCAATCCCCACGACACCGCCGTTAAACGCCTCTTTAATGTCAGCCCAGCGCTGTTTAAACCAGCTGCTGACAGCCCCCCAGTTGCGATAAATAAGGTAAGCTGCTGCCGCGACGGCGGTGATGGCAAGACCAATGGGATTCATTAACAGTGCCCGGCCAATCCAGAGAACGGCACGCCCGGCGATCATAATGCCGCGAACCAGCCCACCTGACAGCACGCCTCCCAAAGTTCTGGCACCTCTGGCGACGGCGCTGAAGCCGGTCACCAGCCAGCGGAGCTTACCGCCTTCACCGAGCGCAAGCGTCAGTCGAAGCCAACTGGATTGCAGCAGTACGATACTTTTCCAGACGTTGACAAATGGGGAAATAAGAAGGTTTATCCCCAGCTTGAGACCAATAACCGCAATTTTAAAAGCAATGAGCGCGGTAATAACTTTAAAAATACCACTGACAAGTTGTGGATGAGCCGCGACCCATTGTTTTGCCCCCTGAATCAGAGGGAGAAGCTCCTGCGCCAGAGAAATAAAAGATGGAGCTAATTGATCACCCAGCGTAATAGCCAGATCGCGACTGTTGACCACCAGAGCTTTGGTCGCTTCAAGAGGGGATTTCAGGCGCTGGTCGTAAGAGTTTCCAAGAAGATCGTTATCCGCTGCTTTGAGAGCACCGGCACGTATTTCACGGTACCTGTCCATGTTGGACAGCATCGGACGGACAAACGCCATGACCTGCATATCAGCGAACATCTCGCCCAGGCCGAAATTTTTTGCCAGCGCCTGAAGAGCCTCATCCCTCGCCGTATCGTTCTTTATTTTCATGGCGGATTTGAACCCGGCCAGAGCTTCAGGGCTTTTAGCATTGAGGTAGCGCTCTATGACGCTCATCATGCCTTCAATCGGAGAGATGCCAGCAGCCTTGTAACTTTCGATTGAACCCTGCAGGTCAACACCCAAATCGGCAAATTGTTTCTGAGTATCGCGGGCAAAAATTTTGGTGAGAAAGTTTTTAAAGTTATTGGCAGCTTCATCGGTGGAACCCGCACCAATTTTCGCTATCTGGAGGCTGGCACCGATTTCAGCTACAGCCTCTTTCCCGCTGGCAACTCCCGCCATCATGGGGGCCAGAGACTGCATCCATTTGACCTGATCCGGGATTTCAAATGACCCCTGGTCACCGGCATAAGCCATAATATTCTGGACGGCACCAAAATCTTTGGCAGCACCTTTCAGTGAGTTTTGCCAGACCGCAGCTACTTTGGCCCAGTCCTGTCCCGATGTGCGTGTTGCGGTTGCCGCGCGGGCAATGTCCGGCATTAAATACCCAATATCAGATACATTATCGATGTTGTCACTGATGAGTGAACCCACAGCGTCCTGCATATCATCCTGATACTGATTGTATTTAAGTGCCCAGCCTTTTATTTGTTCGGCAAGAGCATTCCGCGTTTTATCGTCATATTTGGCGGTGATCGACATATCAATCATTTTGTCTTTAAAAGACATAGACTGCTGAACTGCCGGGGAGACCGTATGATAAACGGTCTGTGCCATGGCATACGCTTCAACGCCCTGACCATACAACGCCATGCGGTTAGCTTTCAGCGCGTCACTGGTGGCTGATACTGCTGACAGACGGCGCTGCTGGCGCTCAATTTGCTCCATTGTGCGACTTACCCGCAGCAGGTCGCTGTTGAGGCGCTGCATCCGGGAAGAGCCTAACTGGCCATAACGTTCAGTTGCACGAGTTAAGGCATTCTGGCGTTCCTGCAGGCGGCGCGATGTATCACCCAGGGAATCAAGGGCGCGTCGGGTACCGCTGACGGCAGAACGGAAGCTGCTCCCGACAATGCCGCCAATAATGACGCCGACTGAAAATTCACTGGCCACGGTGGTTATCCTCTGAAAGCGGAAAAACGGAAGGAAAATGTCTGAGAGCCATGCAGAACAGCCGCGAGTGGCGGCTGTTAAGTGATGAGGAGTTACTGATTATCGCCGAACTCGCTTCTGATTTGCTCTTCAGCCTGCTCCAGCCACATCTCCAGATCGTCAGTATCGAGGGCATCAATCTCCCCCGGCTGAAATCTAAACCACCTCGCCAGCAGCCCCTGTGCCTGCATCAGCGTTTTCGTCGCTCTTGCCCAGCCCAGTGACTTGCTGAAATCGTTTCTGCAGCTCCAGATAATCAGCCAGGTCCATATTATCCAGATCCTCCGGGAGCAGGCCGGTACTGCGGGCAATCAGTGGTTCGTCCCAGTCAGCCGGGTCTTTAGAGGTTTTTCGAACCTGCTTCAGGTCCTTAACAGTCAGACGCTTGAGTTCAATGCGCTCAATACGCGTTCCGACAGCGGTCGTGAATGGATAGGCCGGAATAAATACTTCGAGTTGTACCTGTGACATGTTCATGCTCCTGTGTAAGTTCAGGGCAGTATGTCCGGTGGTGGGGCTGGCAGATATTAAAGGGGATTAAGAAGAAAGGGGCCGAAGCCCCTTTGGTATCAGTGAGTGTGAAAGCCTTTGCAGTTACGCAGGAAGGCGATAAGAAGCGCCTTTCCTTCGGATTTGCCGATGCCGGTGAACCAGTGGTCAGGTGGCTCCCATGCCTCAATCAGGTCAGCGAGCTTCCGTGCTTTGGAGCGGGTGCAGTCAATCGGGTCATTGGTTTTACGGGTATTAAAAAGGTTTTCCACCCCCGGAATATCGAGGATGGTAAACCAGGTGCCATTCCCCATGCCAATCGAACCACAGTTTCCGCCTTTATCTTCAATCTCAACGGTCATCGTGGTTCCCCGATGCCAGCCAGGACTTCAGCCTGTACCCCTCAAACTGCCACAGCGCTTCAGTCGCATTGTGCTGCGCTTTAGCGATGGCCACTTTCCTGCCGGTCTCTTCATCAAACAACCCTGGATGCGCCGTGGCGCTGAATCCACTGCTGACCATAAAACCATCTGGCATCAGCGCGACAGCAATTGTCAGCGTGGTGCCCGGAAAGTGGTGGGTCTGATAACTCAGCGACGCCACCAGGTCGTCTATCGTTTTGCGCTCAACTTTGGGTACCACCATGATCACCCTCCGATATTGATGCGGTAATCAGTCAACTGGTCAACGCCGCCGACGCGGAAGATGTTGGCCAGATAGTCCAGCTCCAGCAGCTCTTCACCATCCAGTACCTGCTTGATGTACGTGCAGGTGAAGCTACTGGAGAACTCGGCGTTCTCATGCTGTTTGAACGTCCCCAGCGGGTTCTTCTTGAACATGATCGTCAGGAAAGTGACCAGCGGAATTTCGTCAATCAGCCCCTGCGAACTGTAGCGCTGAACGCTGGAACGGCACTGCAGCGCCAGCGACTTATACGGGTTCGCGGCAGACAGCATCGCGTCGCGGTAAAAGCTGTTCCACTTGATCTCGCCCTCAAGCTTGTCGAAGCCTGCAGGGAGTTCCACCTTGCCCACCATCCCCAGCGCCTTATGCTCCTGCATGGTCATGGAGACGTCAGGCAGTTTGACCTCCTCGGCCCGGCCCAGTAGGTTAGCGCCATCCAGGTAGATGTTGGCATTCGTGATGCGGTTGATCTCAATCTTTGCCATCAGCTATTCCCCTTCAGGGTTAACAGGTATTCCGAGGTGATCTCGGTCTCAAACGTCAGTCGCTCCAGTGGCGGTGGCGGCGTGTATTTGTAGCTCAGCAACAGATGACCGGCGGCCAGCTCTGTCTCTTCATTACGGGCCGGATCAAACCAGCAACTGAAGCCCAGCAGCGCACCGTCGCCAATCAGCTTGCGACCGTAGGCGTTGACCGACTCCGTCAGCGCATCAATCAGCGCCTGGGTAATCGGCATGTCGATGTACTGCTGGCTGAAATAACGCAGGGACTCGTTGATCACATCCCCGGTGCGGCGAACGTTCTCAAAGTTGCGCATATGGGTGACCGTTGGCCATGCCGCCATACGGTTCCCCCACAGACGCAGGCCGCTGCCGTAGCTGCTGAAGACCGTAGTGATGCCCTGTTCGTTGAGCAGGTTCACCTCGCTCTGCGGGTCGTCAATCATTGCTGACAGCTGGCGCTCCACGCCGGTGATACCCAGAATCTCCTGGTTGGAGGACGACCACCAGTAGCCCTTATCCAGGTCGACTTTGGCACGCAGACCTGCAGCACGCTGGCTCAGCGGCTCCAGCCGTTCGCTGTTGGTGGCCGCGTCGTACACCTTGACGTGCGGATAGCACAGACGGACGCGGTCGGAGCTGGTATTGAAGTTAATGGTGCCTTCCGGGCCACGCCCCGCCAGAGCCTGCGCAAAAGTGGTACCAATCGGCGCGTCGATGTAGGTCACCGCGCCCAGCTTCTCGGCCATGGCGATAAGCTCAACCGAGACGCTGTTCTGGGTGCAGAATACCGGAGCAATCAGGATTTTGGCGAAGTAGCCAAACAGGTTGAAGCTGTCGTTAAGCAGCTTCATGCCGGTACGGTTGCCCGCCGCGTTAACGGCACCGATGATATCAGCCGGGGTGACTTTGGTCGGATCAGCATAGTTATAGCTGGCCTTGACCGTTGCATCTGCAGCAATGCTTTTACCAAGGTTAGTAATCATCCCGGTCTGCGCATCAAGCGAGTAGTCCTGACCTTCCACATAAGGCTGACCGTCGCTGTCCGGTTTCAGTACCAGCTGCGCGACCACCGGATTAGCCAGCTGTGCCTTGCCCGTCGCCTTGTCGAACGTTACGTCTTCATCGGCCACAGCGGTTTTATGCACAGCCGGATCAAGCACGTTAATGACCAGAACGGTGCCTGCCCCATGGTCGTAGATCGCATCCAGTGCCTGCGGAATGGTAAAGCCAGTGAGCTGGCTGCCAAACGCCGCTGCATCTTTCTCAGACAGGCACTGCACCAGCGTATTGACGTCCCCCATGGGGGCGGTACCAATCAGGCCAATGACGGCAGACTTCACCGTTTTTACCGGGCGGGCACCGTTTTCCACCTCAATGGTTTCGACGCCATGCAGATAGTTAGCTGCCATGGGAGTCCTCCAGTTTTACATCGTTGTCGCCGCCGTTCCTGCGCTTTGGTGACTGCACAGCCGGTGTGCTGGCGGGTTTAGTCTCTTCAGATACCGGCGTCAGATGCTTCAGCGCCACCAGTACCTTCACATAGTCATGCTCCTCCGGCAGGGAAACATTCTTCCCCGGCCAGAGCAGGATTTCGGTTCCGTCCGACAGCGTGACGCCGCTGGCCGGGCCGGAATAGCGGTATTCTTTCATCACTCGCTTTCCTCATAGTTCACTTCGGTTAACAGCGGGCCGGACGGTAAGTCGCTGTCTTCGATAAAGACGCTTTCGGTTGCGAAGTCGAGAGCGTACTGCCACAGCCCCTTGACCTCACCGATAAACACTTCACGGGTCAGCCATATACGACGGCGGCAGTTCGGCGGGGTGTAACCACCGAGGATGCGGCGGACTGCATCCAGAACGTCAATCGCACCTCTTTTACCGTTGAGCTGGCGGAAGACCACCGAGACGCAGAGCTGGATAGTCTGAGGCTGGATCACCGCACCAATATCATCGGGTTTGTCGAAGCGCGAACCGGCATAACTCAGCAGCAACGCCCCAACAGGATGATTCAGGCGGTATTCGGATGGTTTTTCCGGGAAGTACTCCACCTGCAACTGGGGCAGCTTCTCGCGCAACCGGGCCAGCACCGCATCGAGGACGGGCAGAACGTTCATCAGTATTTCTCCAGTAAGCCGTCGCGCCCGCCAAAGGTGGGGCGGCGTGCCCGCGCCCGGATTTCACCGGACTCAGGCACATCCTTCTGAGTGGACTGCAGCCCCAGCGTCAGCTTCCCGTCGCGGATAGCCTCAAGCTGACGCCGGGCCTCTTTGTTGTCGTCTTTGACGGTGTCAGGCAGATCACCTTCAGGACGACGGACATACAGGCGGTAACGCACCAGCGTGATGGCAATATCCCGCAGAACGGTAGGCACTTCTGCCAGCGGCAGGGTATAGCGGCCACGAAGGTGCGCATCAATCAACTCCCCGGCGTAGCGAATACAGCTGTCCACAACCGTCACATTCACCGTGGCAGGGGTGTCGAAATCCACGACCTCATTGGTGAGCTGAATCAGCGTTGACTCAGGCACCTGTTCCTGTAAATCCGCCAGGGTGCAGTACATGTCACACCCCGCGCAGGATGCGGATAACGTCGCCTTCGGCCAGTGCCTCATCCAGCGCAATCCCGGCAGAGATACCCGCAGGAGTATCTTCCGTGGCGGCTGTCTGGGGAACGGCGCAGGCGTTTGCATCCGACTGGACGTTCTGCCCCTTAGCAATCGCGGCACCAGCCTCAACCGCAACAATACCCAGTACGTTGACCGGCGTTACATCACCGGCAGCGGCATCCACCTCAGCCACGCCGAGCGCGACGGCTCCGGCCTGACAGGGTGCGTTATCGGCACCGACAAAGCGCTGTTGCGTCAGCGCAGCGCTGGCCGTCACGGTAGTGGTCAGAATGACCTGCTGAGTTGTACCCATGGCCGTCTCCTTATTTCACGATGTTGGTGACGAGATACCCGGCATCGCCACCGACCACGGCGACTTTGTAGATATCGGTATAACGGCAGTACTTCACCTTACCGCCGACGCCGTCGTATTTGTCCGCTACCGGCATGCCCTTACGGCGCAGGGTGTAACCGAAGGACGGCTCGTTTTCGTCGGCGCTGTCGGTGCCCGGCTGGGGTTTGCCGACGTAATGCAGCATCAGGTTGTCGCCCCAGATATCGGTCGGGACTTTGTCCTTGTTCTGCGCGTCTTTCATGGAGGCCATGGAGACCGGCTCGCCGATAGCGACATCTTCCAGCTGGAAAAGGTCTTTCAGAATTTCGATGGTGATACGCTTGCGCTCGTTGGCTCCAATCGCGGCCTGAATCGCCGGGTGGAACTTCAGCAGCGACATGACGCTTGCCCCCATGGTCATCAGGTTCGGACGCAGGCCGGTGGCGTTACGTACCGCTTCGATCCCGCCTTCAATGATGCCAATCGGATCACCCTGACCACCGGCCCAGCGTTCAGCTGCAGCCAGCGCCTTGACGTTAGCCGCGCGATAGACTTTTTTGTCCTGAGCCAGACGGGCCGCATACAGTTCGCGCTTCAGGTTGACGCCGCTGGTCACACGGCGAATGGCTTTGGCCTCTTCGTTGAACATTGACTCCGCCTGCTCGCGATAGTCCACCGGCGCGGCCAGATCGTGTTCGTTGAGAACAAGGTCCAGCGTGCCGGTTTTCTCGCGAACCAGAACGTTGCTGTCAGCCCCTACGGCACGCTCGGTGTCGTACTCCACAAAGGCGGATTTACCGAAAGTCGGGACGGTCACACCTTCCTTATCGGTCTGGACAATGGGGAAGATGCGCTCGCCGATGAACGCGGCATTTTTATAGCCGCGAGCGATGCTGGTCAGCACCGGGTCAACAACGCGCTTACCCTTTAAATAGTCAGACATGTTCTCTCCTTAATTACAGGCAGCGGGAGACAGCAGCGTCGTAGCTGATGCCTTCTTTTTTCGACAGTTCCAGCGCTTTCTGATGCAGCGCCAGACGTTCCGGGTCGGCTTCAGCGAACTCTGCTGACGTCGTTTTGATATCCGTGTTCACGCGGTCTTTGGTCGCGTGCTCACTGAAATTCAGTACCGGGGCAGTGCCATCCAGCAGCGTCTTAAACGCCGTGGCCAGCGGGGTGCGGGTATCGCCCTCGGCGAACTCGACAGGCTTGTCGCCACCGGCTACCGCATCAAGAATGGCAACAACAACCGGTTTTGCTGCCGGGGTCAGGCGACCCGCGCCGACCAGCTTCTCGGCAAAGGAGACGTTGTCCGCGTGCAGTTTTTCCTGCCGGGTTTTCGCTTCCTGCTCTGCCCGCTGGGCGGCTTCCGCTTTCAGACGCGTGTTTTCCGCCTGAATCGCTTTGATTTCATCATCAGTCATGGTGCTGTTCTCTTGTTGAGGGTTGGGATTGTGTTCACTGAAGTCCGGTTCAGACTTCCCGGTGTCGCGGTAAGCCTCTTCGCGCAGGGAGTCCACCTGCCATGAAGGAAGCACCTTGTCGGTCTCGTCCAGCCCGAACTGGGCGATCAGAAAATCGCGCAGACGGCCCCATAAAGAGGCGTTGGTGATATCACTCCAGTCGGCAAACTCCACGACGCCTTCTTCTTTCTCACCAAACGAAACCTGCTTCAGCCCCTTAATGGACGGTGGCTGCGCGCCCAGAAAGCCGACATGACGCAGGTAAAGCGTGCCGGGCTTCGGGTTGTTCGGTGAGTCCGGGAGATAGAACGAGGCTGAGACCTTCTTGAAGCGCCCGTTGCCCACCAGTTCGGCAAACTGCGGGTCGAGCTGGTCAGGCTCAGCCAGCAGATCGCCGCCGTTAAGCGACAGGGATTTCACCCAGCCCCATGCCGGGTCTTCCGTCTGGGGATGGCCAATAACGAGCGGTGCTTCGTGGACGGACGGGTCATAGGCTTTCACACAGGCGGCAAGATCGCTTTGCGTGAACGGCAGTTTCTTGCCGTGCATATCGGTATGAGTACCGGCTTTAAAAATGTGAATGGCTTCCATTTTGCTGTCCCGCGTTACGTTGTCGGGGACAGTCTGTGGAAAAAGCATCAGCAGCGCTTTTAATCTGCTTTAGAAAAAATCGGGGGTATCAGTACGGGGAATGTCACGCTGCGGGCGAATAGTGGTGCGAAGCGGGGGCTGTAAAGCCTTTATAAAGGTAATACAGCCCCTCAGCGGCTGGCAATGATAAATCACCCGCCTCTAGAGACAAAACTCAGCGACGGGCCGCTGCTTCAAGATGGCGGACAATCGTATCGAGGATGGGGACAACCACTTCAAGCTGTAGTTCACCGTCCCCCGTCAGCGGCAGGAACGGACGGGCAGGAAGTTCAACGGACTCATTACGTCCCGTTTTACCACCGAACTGGTGAATCGGCCCATAAACGACATTAGTGCCAACCGCTGCCTGCCGGTCGTCATGGTCGGTTGATACCGACCCCATCAGACGCCCGGTATCCTGCAGCGTTTGTCCGTCGCGCTCCTGCGCTGCCAGTGAGGGAGTCCACCCCGGACGCCCCTCATCGAGAAAGTTAAACTGCGTTTCCGCCAGCAGGGTTCCGGCGATTTTGCGCATTGCGGGTTCCAGGTCTGTGGCTGCAAGGTCCAGCGCACGGAGGCTCCGGCGCAGGGATTCATCGTTAATGGTGACATTGACCAGGTTATCGGAAGCCATCGTTATCCTCTCAGTTCCTGCTGTGCCAGCGGTTGAAGCGTACCCTGATAGCGGGCAAGGTCGGGACGGTATGCAGCCCCCGGCGCATAAGACCAGCCGACGTCGGTGGCCACCTTCGTGGTGCCGGTATTGAAGGTGGCGACGTTCTGCATCTCGCCTGTTTTCTCTGAAACCAGCTTCAGCTCCCATCCCATGGCTGAGCCAGAACCTGACACCTTCAGGCCACGGGCACGCACATCCGCCGCGCTCAGGGCAATCACACCACAGCGGCAGCGCCAGCCGTTCGGTGGGTAGAACGCCTGCCAGAACGGGTCATCATAGCGCAGTACCAGACCATGCAGCGCCAGATGGCTCTTGCGGGTATGGCTGTCGTTGATGCCGGTATACATCCAGTACGGCCTGTCGTCGACGTTCTCCATCTGCTCAGCCCAGCGACCGGCGCTGTAGAGTACGGACATATTGGTGCGAAAGATGGTGTCGAGCCGCCACGGGCTGCCCTGCTGGATGGTGACCGGCTCGCCCGTTACCGGGTCGGTGGTGTCACGTGGCCCCCACCATCCCTTACGCTGCAGCTCCGGCTCCAGCTCCTGCCGGAACCAGCGGCCTGTTTTTCCTTCATCGACAGCCTGCTGCAGTGCCCCGCGAATATCTTCCAGGATATCAAGGCGGGTCACTTTGGCGACGGTAAAGGCGCGAGCATGGGCATCCTGCCACATCTCCTCCCAGTCCCACGTGAAGCTATACCCTTTGGACTTCAGGTAACTGATAGCCCGTTTGGGGGGCAACGTCATGCAGTACGCCAGTTCAGCCGTTGTCACGCTCATGCAGACGCCCCCAGACAGTTGCAACAAACATAATCCGTGCCAGCCGTTCCTGCAGGTCTTCAGCGTTCATCTGAGGGTACAGCTCGGCCAGTTCGCCCAGCAGCTCAGACGGGTTGACGCCATCTTCAACCCGCTTAAACAGAGGAGCCAGTACGGGTTCCAGCGTGCCATTTAACGCGCCTCCGTTCATCAGAATATCCAGCGCGTCGTCCAGGGCCTGCTGTGCCTGAATATCGGCATCAATGGCCTCGGCAAATGACAGCGGCAGCATGTTCTTCTGGCGTTCTGACGGTGGTGTCTCGTCAATATCGCCGTCCTGCAGCTGGTACTCACGCTTGAAGTATTGCGGGGTGAAGACCACACCGGCGCGGCTGAGTTTCTCGTCGCGGGTTGCCTGGGTATCGTCGACCGTTCCCTGTTCCCACATCTTCCAGACGGGGCTGGCCACATCGCCAAAGTTCATTGATACCGCCATCCTGATAGCCTGATTCACCGCGCTTTCCACGATATCAGCGTCAGCGTCACGAATATCATCGGTGACCTCCAGTCCGGCCTGCGCGGAGGCGCGGTTACTGTTGGCCTCGGTGGTCTGGTTCTGCCCCAGCAGGGCGATGGAGATTTCACTGCGGGCAAGCGTTATCAGGTTCTGATAAATATCGCTGCTGTCGGCCTTGCCTGCTGCCTCCTTGATTTCGATAGAGGAATCGTCAGGGATAGCGGCCACCGCGTCTTCGACCATCGCCTCCATGGAATCCAGCAGCAGGTCAATCTCGCCCTGGGCCGTCCCGCGTGGATGCTTGCCGATGACCCACGGTGAGCCGTACTTCTCGGCAAAACGCACCCAGAATTTCATACCGCCTTTTTTGAATGTTACGGGCCAGAAGCACATCGACAAATCAGGGAAGCCATACGGGTTGTCGTAGGTCGCATCCTGACGCGGTACCACGAACTTGTTCAGCGGTACCGGCTCGCCTTCCAGCCCGGCGTCCTTGGCGCGAAAGCGCAGCAGGTTGTCATTGTCGAACTGAAACCACTCTGGCGGCTTACCCACAATATCGGCAATGGCCCAGGATTTAACAGAACGCCCCCACATGATCTCACAGGGCTGATACCCGTAGAGAACGGCGTCGGTCATCTCGCCGATGATGCGGGACAAATCCAGATCATCGAGCATATCCCGGATAAAGCTGAATACCCGCGCCGGGGCATGACCGCGCTCAAGACCACGCTCCAGCGACTTGACCGCCGCCTTACGCCTGCGGATGCAGCCGCCGACCAGCGGGTCGGTACGCAGCTCGCGATAGATGCGGATATCCCGGCCCTGAGATTTCAGAATGGGGTCAGGGTTAGGCAGGTACATCCCCAGCCCGAAGAAGTCGATGGAGCGGCTGCGCGAGGCGATCTGCTCCGTCAGCGTTTTATTGGGTTCGGCAAATTTGACGAACTCACTGGGTGAAACCCAGAGTCCACGGGCCATCAGTAATCCTCCAGCATACGGGCCGCCTGACGACGACGGCGTGAGCTTGCCTTCACCGGCCCTTTGTTAATTTCACGGCTGGCGAAGTACGCCAGCGCCAGCGCGATGGCTGAATCCCCGTGACGTTTGCCGCTGTCAGACTTCGCTTTTGAGCGCTGTTCCGGCACGCGGGGAACGCCGTTTACCACCTGAACGGCCCGCAGGTCGTCCAGCGTGTCTTCATCCTTCGGTAAATCCACCAGGTTGCCATCTTCCAGCGCAGCCTTGACCGGCGGCATATGCTCGCGATACCAGTTTTCAGTTGGCATCACCTGCTTAACCCGGCTGGAGCCGTAGCGCTGCATGGCGTATTCGGCGAGGTAAGAGCCGTTACCACGGGCATCAAGCGCCGCGCCCATCAGGTTTGGCAGGCCATCCATCAGGTACCAGGCGATTTGCTCCTGCTGTTTGAACGGCACGTTGCGCAGCTCCAGCACGAACGGCACGCGGCGAACCAGGTTCTTCTCCTGCAGCAGGGGATAGTCCACCGACAGGTCACCGCTGCGGCCAAAGTCGCGACCCAGGAAAGAACGTGCGTCAGCGGGGAGCGCCTCCAGCAACGGTTTCAGATGCGTATCAAGCCACTCCTGCGTATCGCTCCAGCGGACGTCGTCGGGCTTCAGCTCGTAACCCTCCGGGCAGGTCAGGCGCAACACCGGCGTGCCAGCCGACATACGGGACTCAATCAGGGCGCGTGACAGCCAGGCTCCGCCACCGTTAGCCGGAACACAGTCAAGCTCCTCCGATGCACCGGCACCGTAGAATTTGTATACCGATGCCATCCACGCCTGCTCGGACGCTTCCGACCATTCTTTCCCGGTACGCAGGCAGACGCGGTGGAACAGTCCCTCCGCCACGGCCTCCTGGAAAGTAATGCGATGTACGCTGCCCCCCTGACGCCCGGCCCGGATATCACCGATAAGCGTATTGAACGGGTTATCGTCACCGTCATGGGTGGAGATAACGCGCACTTTACCGCCCCAGATAAGCATCGCCAGCGCCGCCTTCAGCAGTTCGTCCAGTTGCTCATGGAACGCCGCTTCGTCGATAACGATAATGCCCTGACGGCCACGCAGGTTAGACGGACGGCTGGAGAGCGCGACGACACGAAAGCCGGAGTCAGGGAATTTGATGGTGTAGGTCTTGATATGCTTGTCGTCCTCGTCCTCTTCCCAGAAACCCTCTTCGATTTCACTGGCGGCATAGTTGAATGCCCGCGCCCACATCGCACACGCCTGGATATATTCGACGGTCATGTCCTGGTTATAGGCGATGTAATACACGTTCATCCCGCCCGCAGGGGCTGAAGAGGCTGCGGTCAGCACGTCATCGGACGCCTCAGCCCAGGTGATACCGGTTCGGCGGCTCTTCTCAATCACCTTGAGCGGAGACGTGTCAGCCACCCAGCGCTGCTGGTAGGGCATCAGAACGGCGGGAATATCCAGCGCCGAGGTATCAGGCAAAACGGGAGCAAGCTGGCTCATGTGGCAATCCCCAGAATTTCACGGCGCAGCGCCTGTACCGCATCGGTTGACAGTCCACCCTTACGGGCAATTTTCTCGGCGTTGCTGGCCGCCTGCTGCGCTCTGGCCCGGACTTCAGACTGGAACTTCTTGAGGTTGACGGAAGCGCGTGACAGCGTGGCCACGTTCTTCGCCACCTTCGACAGCAGCGCCACGCGCTCTTTAGGGTCGACTTCGCCTTCTTCCGCTTCCTGCAGCTGGACGATGCTCTCGAACAGCTCGGTCTGAATCAGGGCGATCACCGCCTCCGAACGTGCATCCTGATCGTCAGCCGCACCTTCGGTCAGCATACGAGCCGCTTCGGTGGCCGCACGGATAGCGCCATAACGGCGCTCAATCTTCTGGCCATAGCGATGGATAGCCGATTTGCTGATGACGTAACCCTGCTCACGCAGCAGGGACTCCAGCTCGTTATACCCGCTGAAGCCGGATTCAGTCAGCGCCCGCTCAAGCCAGCGACGCACGTCTTCCGGCAGCTTTTCTATCGTGCTGCGTCTGGCCATCATTCACTCCAGTACTTTTCCGGGCGGGCGATACCGGGGCCGCATTCCACGGTGTATTCCACCAGGTCAACGCCGAGGCGGGTCAGGTCGGCAAACCAGTCACCGGAGGGTTTTTTCTCCAGATCAACCATCTTGCGGTCGGCCAGATAATCCAGCTCACGGCGCAGCTCCAGCGGCGTGGTGTCCGGGTAGATGGCGCGGGACACGTCCAGCAGCAGCGTCTCGCTGGCGGTGTATGGGCGGGTTTTGTTCAGAGCAACCAGCAGACTCCAGCGCAGGGACTCCCGGCGCACGCGGGCGATATCAACCATTACGACCTCCTGTATGGCGGTACTGCTGTACCAGTTCCAGTTTGTTGTAGAGCGCGTCCAGCTTGGCCTCGATGACCGTCTGGCCCCGGATATAATCCTCTCGGCGGACGTAGTTCAGCGGTAAATCCGCCTTAAACCGCATAAATTCTTTTTCCAGCTCGCCCCAGTTGGAGGCGGACTGCTGCAGCGACTGCTCAAGGGAGGCGAACCGCGCCGCCTGACGCTCTTCCGCTTTACTGAACAGCCATTTGGCTATGCCACCGACAAAGCTCATGAAGGTGATGAGAAAACCCACCACCGTCCAGAATTCAACCTGCAACGTCATTTCTGTAATCCTTCCCGTTCGTCCAGCAGACTGTTTATCTGGCTGCGCCAGATGCGGCACTGCTTCGCGTTGTCGATGATGTTGGCGAGGACGTCACGCTGGGAGACGCCTGAGTCGCGTAGCCAGGCGTCAGCGGCTTCAGGTTGCCCGGACGCTGCGCCAGTGCCGGTGCCAGCGGCGGCAGCTGTGTCTGAATGACCGGTGTCGACGGATGCGTTGTCATATCCGAGCGCGGCGTTGTACTGGCGCACGAAACCGCGAGTAAACACGCACTCAATGGGATGGCTCTTACCTTTTTCATCAATCCAGCGCTGTGTGACATCGTTAATTTGCCCCTGTAGTTGTTTGTTCTGGCTCTCCAGTTGAGCAATCTGCTCAAGGTAACTGGCCTCGGCCTGCTGCCCGATTGCTACCTGCTCCTGATACCGTTTTGCCCAGGCCCGCAACGCAGCGTTCTCAAGCGTTGCCTGCTCCGTTTTGTACGTGTCGAATTCTGACTGCAACTCACTGACCGCCTTATCGCCGTCGCGCGTGGCGTTTTCATGCCCGCTTTTGTAGCCCAGGTAATAAAGTCCAATCAGAAAAGCATTTATGACCACTGCCAGCAGCAGACTGCGCCACGGCAGATTTTTTAGCAGGTTAGTCCACACAGCTGCCGCCCCCCCATGTCAGATAACGGGGGGCCAGCTCCCGAAGGATGCGCTGCGGATAATGACGGTTCTCCCGCCAGTTGGCGGCGCTGCGTCCGGCATTCACCGTGGCGACATGACCAAACCAGCGGGTGCTGTCCAGCCCCTGCTGCGAGGCCAGCCGCTTGTCCCGCTGTACCCAGCCCAGACCGCCGTTATAGCCCGACAATGTCATGGCCATACGCTCGCAGCCGTTGGCGGCGCTGACGCGCTGCCACAGCCAGCGGTCATAGCTGACCAGCGCCCGGATGGCCCATGCCGGATTAAACGGCTCACGGCTGTTAAGCCCCGGCATCAGCTGGCTTATCCAGTCGGCGGTGGCGGGCATAAACTGGGCCAGCCCCTGAGCGCCAACCGGCGAGACCGCATCAGATCGCCAGCCGCTCTCCTGATGCAGCTGCGCGGCGAAGTCGGCCACCGGCGCAGCCATTCCCCATTCAAGCCGGGCATTACGGATCACATCGTCGCGATACTGCAGCGCGGCCTGCGGTGGCTGGGCTGCGCGGGCCTGACTGAAGAAGCCGCCACACCAGAGCAGCAAGGCAATAACCAGGTTGCCAGCGAGCTGCCACCAGAAGCTGTATTTATCGTTGCGTGGCTCGCCATGCTTGATGGCGGTTACGCCCAGACCAAAGGCAAGCAGGATGATGAGGGTGATTTGAGGCCAGTTCATGATTACAGCCCCGTCGCTACGGCCAGACAGACTGCGGCAACAATCAGCGCACGGCGGATTAGCGCAGCGGAAAAGACCAGGTGAAGGCCAGTCTGGACGGGGAAGCGACCATCAGCCATCAGCCTGTCATCATGCTTCAGGTACTGACCGGGACGGGCTTTGGGGAAAAGCGAACGGTCAAGCCAGTAGCCCAATACTGCCGCCAGCGTGATGAGTGACAGCTTGTAGACAACCACCGGCAGCTGCTGGGGCGATACAAGACCGATGGTGCCGAGCAGCAGCACTGAGGTCAGCAGCCAGCCGCTGAGACGTGGCTTTTTGACAGGGGGAATGAATTTTTTCAGGTTTTTCATGGTGCGTCTCCTTGTGTAGTGGAGACAGCATCACAAATGGCCGGGGAAAGGGATTTTAAACAGCGTTAATAGTGAGGATACGGACGTGAACCGCATGATGGCTTTGAAAGAACGACCAGCCCGGTGCGGTAACACCAGGCTGGTCATCAACCCACAGGTATGCACTGTGAGCCGACCAGGGTTCAGTCAGTCTCGCGAGACCTGACTAGCCTGCCATATTTTCACTGATTGCAAAAGGCTTACGGATAATGAAAGAACAATCTTTACCCATCGTCCCATGGATTGGCGGTAAACGTCGTCTGGCGAAGCATATTTTACCGTTGTTTCCGGTCCATACCTGCTATGTGGAGCCGTTTTGCGGGGCAGCTGCGCTCTATTTTCTCAAGACTCCCAGCAAGACCGAAGTCATTAACGATATCAACGGGGAGCTGGTGAACCTCTATCGGGTGGTCAAGCATCATCTGGAAGAATTTGTTCGCCAGTTCAAATGGGCGCTGGTCAGCCGTCAGATTTACAAATGGTTGCAGGATACGCCGGAAGAAACGCTCACTGACATTCAGCGGGCGGCCCGGTTCTACTACCTACAGAAACAGGCGTTTGGCGGTAAGGTCGCCGATCACACGTTCGGTACATCCACCACAAGTGCGCCGCGCTTCAACCTCCTGCGCATTGAGGAAGAACTGTCGATGGCACACCTGCGCCTGTCCAGAACGCTGATAGAGCATCTGAACTGGCACCAGTGCATTGAGCGATATGATCGCCCGCATACGCTGTTCTACTGTGATCCCCCGTACTGGGGAACGGAAGGTTATGGTGTGGAATTCGGGCTGGAAAACTATGACCACATGGCAGATTTGGCGCGTAGGATCAAAGGGAAGATGATTATATCGGTGAATGATATCCCAGAGATGAGACAGGCTTTCAAAGGCCTCAACATCCAGACCGCTTGCATCAACTACAGCCTGGCGGGTAAGTCATCACCGCGCCAGGAACTTGTGATATGCAATTTCTGAAAGGAGAAACGCATGAGTTCAGCAACTAATAAACCCAAACATTCATACTTAATGGGAATAACCTGCGATGAGTATGAAACTGCAGCAAAAATCTACACACTGAGCGTCAATGCCGACAATTTGGCGGAGGCGATAAGAGAGATGCAGGCTGCACTGAACCAAGCGGGGAATATGTCTCATCCGTTCCCCGAAGATAAGCTGACCGGATTACTTATTGGTCAGATAAAATTAACCATTAGCGCCAATCCCCAAAGCAGAAAGCCTTGCTAATGTCAGTTTATCGGGCAGCTCCAGCTAGTCTTGTCATCAGGTGTAAATATCATCAGACACCCAGCTCTTGGAGGTTTATTGTCTGACGTAGGGGGTAACACCTCCATTTTTTTCTCTACTGGTGGAGCTTGCCTGATTTCTTTTGCGCAACTAACAGCGCTTTCATGATATGAGTCATATTGACGTTTAATTTGCTTTAAAGCGGAACCAGCTCGTTGAGGGTCATTTGAAGATAAATCTTTAAGTGAGCTAATTTGTGTAGACCACCATTGCTGGGCGTTCGCCCCCGCCATCCTGCAAGAGCCATAAGCTGGGAACATGTCCCCCTCCATTACAAACTGCTTACCCTCACTCTCCAGTTGCCTAAACAATCTGGCGTAGTTAGGAAAATCATCTGGTTGCCAGTCTGTTTTTTGCTTAACCATCTGCACGATATCCCACATTTTTTTTAGGTATGCGACACCAATATCTACACGTTGTTTGTCGTTTAACTTTGCAAAATCATACGGCATATAGGTTAATTCATCAGCATTGAAATAGAACCAATAGTCGCTATCTAAATCCTGCACAACTCTATCTAGGGTAACGGATTTACAGGCTCTTTTAGGCACTTTTATAGCTGTACCTTCTTTATTGATTTCGATGAAGCAATTATTCCCCTGAGAGAGATAATCTGCTGGTATGTTTGCATTTTCGGGAACATGAAACACGATAGTGAGCCAATGATTTTGCTCAACGTGAATATTTTCGAACTGATCTGCGTACCGATTTAACCCTGGCAGTAGATTTTTGATAGCAGGCAACAGCTTGTTTACAGTCAAGTCGTCCGTTTTTACATTGAATTCTACGGATGGAGTAGAAGGAGAATCCGATACACCATCTGATCCACTATCACAACCGGCCAGCAATGACAGAGCTAAGACCAAAAGCATCTTACGCATATATATCCTTATGTTGTCTGTGAGAACGCTCTAACCCTATTTATTCTTTTTGTAACTTTGCCTGCGAAAGGTAGCAAAATCGACCACATTATCTTTACTCTCAGCCCCTTTTTACCGGTGCGCTCAACTAGCAAACTTGCTGGGTTTTGGCTGAGTGAGGACTTTGCCGACCTCAAGAATAGCCCTCCGCTGTTCGGGACTCATGTCGTCGAACGCGTCCATTAACTCTTTCTTTTCTTGTGACTCGTAAGGTGCAACAACAGGTTGGCTCCTCATCCCAGTAACTACATACAAAACATCCACGCCGATTTTAGATAGTGCAGATAACTGCACTGCAGTTGGGGAGGTGCGATCTTTCTCCCAATCAATGAAAGTTCTCTTTGCCACACCTATAGCGTCAGCTAACCCTTGCTGCGTAAGGGATAGGCGTTCTCTTTCTTCTTTAATACGCAAACCGATCATGTGAGTATTTCTGCACTCTTAAAGTTGACTGGTGAGGAAATCTGCACCATAATCTACCACACATAAGGCAAACATCATTGCATCAACAAAGGAGACAACGATGACTGCAGAACAAGTCAAATCACTCTTCCGCCAGCGCGGGGTCACTTTCACCCGCTGGGCTGAAGAAAACGGCTACAGCCGCAATGAGGTCTACCGGGTTCTTAACGGCTTCACCAAAGCTCGTTACGGCAAATCACACGAAATTGCAGTGAAGCTGGGTCTGAAACCAGATTCGAATGCGGCGTAACGTTTTAGCCCGTGTAACAGATTATCACATATCGCAAAAAGGGGAATGTGACATGAGTAAGGCAAATGTATCCAGTTCTGGCTCCCGCATTTTGCGCGTTCTTAAAGCACTGCGTGGCCACGCCCTGAACGGTGTTTCTAACAGTGAACTGGCATCGGCTCTGGGCGAGTCACCGGCGAATATCAATCGTGCGCTCAATACCCTTATCGAAGAAGGACTGGCCCTGAAACTGGATAACGGGCGTTTTGCTCCTGGAGTCCAGCTCTTACAAATCGCCATGGCACACAGTACCGAAATGGCGCGGGCACAGGATCGTATTAATGAAATCAACCAGCGTGTTATGGCTGGCAGTCACTAAGGAGTTGAAATGGGACGTACAAAATCACAACCAGTTGAACTGATGGAAGATGCGCCGGTAAGTGATGGCCTCAACGTTAGTCTTAATGCCATGACCGAACATCGCCTCGAAATCATGCAGCAGTTTGGTGATGGCCTGCCATATGAGCGAGATCGTATCGTTCATGAGACTCGTTTCTACATGGCACAGAGTGCCGAGGCCATGCTGGAAGCGGGTAAACGGTTGGTTATTCTCAAAGAGAATGAGCCTCATGGTGACTTTGTTTCCATCGTTGAAGAGCAACTTGGCCTGCATGTACGGGCAGCCCAACGAATGATGAAAGCGTCGTTGAAGTACCTTTCCCCAAAACTCGAATCAAAAACGACAACGTTGTCGCTTTTGGGAAAAGCCAAGTTGTTTGAACTGGTGGCAGAAGATGATGAAGAGCTGGCTGAATTAGCTGATGGCGGTACTGTTGCGGGTCTGACTCTGGATGATGTAGATCGCATGTCGGTACGTGAATTACGTCAGTCCCTGCGTGAAGCCCGCGAAACCAACGCAGCACAACAGCGCGTGCTCGCCGACAAAAACGAAAAAATCGACTCTCTCTCCACCAAACTGGAGAAGAAATCCCGTATCCAGCCCCCCAAGCCTGACGAAGAGGTGAAGAAGCTGCGTGCGGAAGTTACAGCGTTAGCGGTTGAGGCGGAATCTGCCATCGCCGTTCGACTGTCCAGCGCCTTTGAGACCCTGTGCGCATACTGTGCTGAAAACATGATTGATACCCCCAGAGACTTTATGGCAGGTCTGGTCTGCCAGCTGGAAAGCACCGCGCGTAGCCTGCGCTCCACATTTGACCTGCCGGACGAGCCGACAGGCAACGCCGCCCCTTCATGGCTGACTGACCCGACGCCAGAGATTAACGGGCAGGAGGCATAACCCATGAGTGCCGCCCTGACTGAACGACTGGTTTATGTTGCCCGCGCGGCACGTGACGCGGGGCATGGTAAGCGTGGTGCGATATATGATGCCGCCTGCGCCGAACTGGGCATTTCCCGCGCCACCCTGCTGCGCAAGCTGAAGGAGGTATCAGTGACTGACAAACGTAAAAAACGCGCCGATGCCGGGCGTAGCGCCCTGAGCCGCGACGAAGCCGCGCTGATATCTGCCACGCTGCGTGAGGCCACCCGTAAGAACGGTAAGCGCCTGTATTCCATCGCGGATGCGGTGGAGACCCTGCGGTCAAACGGTTTTATCACCGCAGGCAGAACGGACGAGGCCACAGGCGAGTTTTTCCCGCTGTCCGAGGACACCATCAGCCGCGCCCTGCGTAATTATGGTCTGCACCCGGAACAGCTTGATGCACCGTCCCCGTCGTCTGAGATGGCCAGCCTGCATCCCAACCATGTCTGGGAGATTGATGCTTCTCTTTGCACGCTTTACTACCTGAGCAACGGCCAGAAAGGACTGCAGGTGATGGACAGTGCGAAGTTCTATAAGAACAAGCCTGCCAACCTCGCACGCATCGCCAGTGACCGTGTGTGGAGTTATGAGATTACCGACCATACCAGCGGCTGGATTTACGTTGAGTACGTGATGGGCGCGGAATCCGGTGAGAACCTCTGTTCTGTTCTTATCAACGCCATGCAGGAGCGTGGTGGCGCTGATGTGCTGCACGGCGTGCCGAAAATACTCTACCTCGACCCCGGCTCGGCGAACACCGCTGGCATGACGAAAAACATGTGCCGCTCGCTGGGTATCGACCTGATAGCGCACAAGCCGCATAACGCTCGCGCTACCGGGCAGGTGGAAAAAGCCCGCGACATTATCGAACGTAAGCTGGAGCCGGGCCTGAAGTTCCAGCCGGTTCATAGCCTGGAGGAGCTGAACGCGCTGGCTGTGAAATGGCGTAGTCACTTTAACGCAACGGCAGTCCACAGCCGCCACGGTAAAACCCGCACGGATGTGTGGCTGAAAATCACCGCCGAACAGCTGAAGAAAGCGCCATCCGTTGAGGTTTGCCGCGAACTGGCGGTGGCTGCGCCGGAAAGCCGTAAAGTCACCTCGAAACTGCGTGTGCCGTTCCGGGGCGCTGAGTTTGATGTTTCGACGGTACCGGGCGTACTGGTCGGTGAAAAACTGATGATTACCCGTAACCCATGGCGCAGCGATGTGGCGCAGGTGGTACTGACCGGCGAAGACGGTCACGAGATGTTCTTCCTGGTCGAAGAGGTCAGAAAGAACGAGTTCGGCTTTGCCGAAAGCGCGGCGGTGTTTGGCAAAAACTACAAAGCCCTGCCGGAGACCCCGGCACAGACGGCGGCAAAAGAAATCGAAGAGCTGGTCACCGGCACCGATAACGCCGCCGATGCAGCTGCTGCACGCAAGGCGAAGGCGCTGCCGTTCGGCGGGCGACTTGACCCTTACAAACATATCGACGACACCACGCTTCCGGCCTATATGCCGAAGCGCGGTCAGGCTTCAGACGTGCGCGGGCCGCGTATTGAGCAGCGTCCCATGACCCATGTGGAGGCGGCGAAAGCCCTGCGCGAGAAGTTCAGCGCTAACGGCCATATCTGGACGCCGGAACATTACCGCCAGTTAACGGCACAGTACCCGGACGGCGTACCGGAAGCCGCTCTGGATGAGGTCATGGTCACCCTGACCACTCCGGCCCGCAACAGCGTTATCAGCATCGTTAACGGTAACTGA